GTCGTATCAGCAGCTAGAGTGACCCTAGAATATTCTGGGTCAACAAAATTCATAGGGTTTGCTGTAACCTGTAAACCGCCGCCTGCTTGCTGTGGAGATGCACCAACCTGCAACGAACTACCAGTAGAGCCGCTCTGGAGTGTAGAGCCGGCACTTCCGCCGCCCTGTAACCAGTCTCCGGCACTGCCTTGTGGACTGTAGTACCAATTCTGCATTGTTGTGTTTTCCTTTGTTAATTGTTTGTTTTTCGCATTAGCGCATTATTTCTCATATTTTACCACGAATAAGACTATAAGTAAATCTTTTTACTCGAGTCAAAGACGTAATGTGACTTAGGATAGTAAGCATAAACCATGCCGAGCAAGACGAAGTTCTCGTTGACGGCGTTGTTGTAAATCTTGAATTTTATGGTACGGCTGTCTAAGTTAAGGCCAATGGATTGTGGCGTATCAACGAACGACTCGCTAGTTCCCGTATCGCTTTCCCCGTCGAGACCTAAAGCGTAGGTACCCATAATATTAATACCCATACCTCGTAATGAGGTTGAGCCGATCGTTGCTGTTCCCACAGCTACATCATCATCTGAATAAACTGTCAACTGTACTTGCCCGTTCAGGCGTCGGAAGATAAGACGAAGATCTACCCAGAACTTTGTGATGTCTGGGTTGCCAAGGTCTTGAGCCTTAGATATAACATAAGCTTCAATAGCTGACCCGTTGTCATTGTACGTACCGGCCACACGCTTGTAGACCTGCGTGCCAGTGTCGTTTAGGAAATACAGGTTCTCGGAGTTGTCGGTTTCAATAAACTTAACCATACGTTGAGCATTGAAATTAGTCCAAGTAGTGTAGGCTTGGAAGCGGCGGTCATATACTAGACACTTTGCGATTGATGAAGATGAGCCCGTTGGGTGGGCCAGAATCCACTTGTTGTCGAAGTAAACAGCGTTGCTGCGAGAGTAATATTGTTTGGCTATTGAATCAACGACAGGCTGGACACGGATAGAGAGCACCTGCGTGCGGATAGCCGTGAAGAACTGCGGCTCGTTACCCAGCACGCGCATACCTTCTCTTGACAAAAAGTACACATCATTTTCTACGTTAACAACTGACTTGTGAGAAACACATCCCGTAGCGTAGGTAATTGGCGTGACCGTTGGGTTACCAGACGTGTCGAATGTTAGCTGGTAAATAGAGCGTTCTTTGAATATGATAAGCACTTCTTGGAACACGGCTAGAGCAGTGATCTTGTCTCCGTCGTTCTTGCGGATGTCTATAACGTTAGCTTCAGTCAAAGCTGGTGAGCCAGAGTATGTAGTAGCCCCTGGGACGTTTGGGTTGCCGTTTTCAGAATCATTGGTATTATCGGGCTGGGGTTGGGTACCGCCAGTGTTTACAGTAAAGTCAGACGCATCGGAAATGTTAGAAATGAAGAGGCGGTTGGGTTGCCCGTCGACCCCAGCGGCGATATGCTTGTTTTGGTAATAGACCGAGAACTTCGCTTTAGGCATTGTCCCCGGACGGGTGACGGCTGATCCATCAAAGTATGCCCCACCATCAAAACCATTCCACACAAACAGCTTCAACCTGGCTTGCGTAAAGTCGGTGTCATAGCCAGCGGTGAATGTAGCCCCTGTGGCAGAAGACCAGTTACCCGTTGTGCGGTATTTTAGGGTACCACTATCAACAGTGACTAGTTGGTTTAGTGACTCGGTTCGGTAAACGCCCAGTCCCTTCGCGGCGGTCAGTGTGTTGGCTACGGTTGTATAGCCAGCTCGCTTGCGGATTACACCGCCTTCGTCATATTCAACGTTATTCAGATCAGAAAACTCACGGTTGTCAATAAGGGACGGAGATACTAAGTTATTGAGCCCCTTGCTTGGATTCATCACCACAAGTCTCTTTGGGGGCTGTACCTTTTTAGCTGGTATCTTGTCTTTGCCCAGCTTTGTCATTACCAGTCTCCTGTAGCTCGTCCAGTTTGACCGTGGGCAGTTCGCCTACGCTTGCGAGGAGCATTGACCTGATGAGCTGAAATATCTCGGGAGATCTCTTTCTCAAATAATGCCTGGTCCTGTGAAATGTCAGCGTCAGGGTTCTGGCCTAACTTAACATCACGGCGGGCCCCGATAGCGATAGTTCGCTTGTTAGGATAAGGAGTGCCTGTTGAGGCTGTGGATAAGTTCGGTGCAAGTTTCTGGTATCTAAAGCGGAGCAACGCAACGTCAGTGTCTTTTATCTTGAGAACATAGCGGTCACCATCGCCGATTGCTTCAACCCAAGCAGCGCGATCACCGTCGAGCAACTCGTCTTCATCATCTGCGTCTACAAAGTCAATGTCCTCAACTAGGCCGCCGTTGTCGTACTTGGCATACGCGAGGTGGTTGTTGTCGTAATCAGTAGGAAGTGTAGCTACACCGTTAGTAACCGTCAGGGTGGCATTAGCGCGGGCAAACCGCCAAGGGTATGCACGATAAGCGTCAATCAGAGCGTTCTGTACCATACCAGCACGGACTGCTGAAGTAGTGGAGTTAAGAGTACGCTCACCCATTAAGTGAGCGAGCGTGGTTAGAAAGTCTGATTGGTAGTATAACATTAGAGGGTCCTTGCTATGCGATATTCCGGAAAGGCTTGGTAAAGCTGCTTTCCTATTAGATATTGATGTCCACGGTTTCTACCGCTCATTTCTACCATAATATCTGGGTCAAGCTTTCTAATCGCATTGTATACGTAGTTCGGGATCTTCATGGTGTTACGGATGTCGCCCTGTTTGGACGCTGCCGTTTTGGTCTCAGAAGATTGCCGCCATTCCTTGCAAGCTTGCATGTGCTCATCATGGGCAGGTATCAGCTCGGGATGTAATTCAAAGAGAAGCTTACGAATCTCACGCCACTTGTCGGGGCGTTTCATGTTCTCTATTTTTTCGATTGTTTTAAGGTGTTTTGCTCGTTGTTCGGGCGTCATATAGTCCTCCCCCCAACCCCCGAAGGGGTTGCACGGGGAGTTCTAGAAGAACACTTTGCCGTATACGTTTGCGGCTTGCTGGTGTGCCTCAAGAGTCAACTCTGTGATTAACTCTTTAGCTTGGAAGTCACCAGTTTCGGCAAGAGCCTTGGTAAACGGTTTGCGGTACCAAGCAGTTGCCCATGTGTCCTCTTGCAGACCCAAGACGTCAAATCCTGGAGTAGCAGTCGTAACATAGTCAGACTTGTTGGTTCCCGTTAGGGTGTTGTCACCAAGCCCGATACCAGTAGTAACGTAGCGGTGAGCAAACAGTTTAACCATTTTAGCAGCGTCACTTTCGTACACGTCAACTGCGTTAACCAAGCGTCGGTCTTTAAGATCAACTTGCTTAGTAGCACCAGAAGTAAATGCACTTATGCGTCGCTTACCTTTCATTGGAGTGTAGACTGCATCAACGTTTGCACCCTTGTCCCACACCATCTGGAAGAGATCGTTTAAGATCGTCTCAGTCAGTGAAGTACCTGAGTGGTTAGTTGTGTTAGTCGTGATCCAGTTCTTAACACCTTTCAGGCGTCGAGCAGATGCAGCACTGTTAGATGCAACACCAGATGCGATAGAGCCACGAATCAATGCGTACTCGATGTCAGCCTTCATAGACTTCATCTTCTTCATCAATTCTCGGTTCATTCGGTCGCCACCAACACGTCGAAGCGCGTCAGCAGTTTCAGAACCAGATACTTTTGCAGTCTTTGCGAAGATCTGCGTGATGTTTACAGGACGGGTTGGGTCGTTTGATGCGTCAGCAGGAGCGTCTGCACCTTCAGCTTGTGCGTTGTCACCAACATCCTCTAGAGTGTCTTGAATCCACTCGTGAAGTGTGTTAGCGGCTGATCCCTGCTTAATACCACTCAAAAGTTGAGTGTCAGTAGGGTCAAGCATGTTAACGGCGTCAAGCAACGACTCGCGTCGAGCAACGTCAGGATAGGTATATACGTAACCACCTACAGCCATTTTATTATTCCTTTTCTTTTAACTTTTTATTTTTTGTTAAACTATTACAATTTGCCTTCTTGTTCCCATGCGTTCAGAAGTTCGACAAAAGCTTCGTCGTCACCACGCCTAATGCGTTTTTGTAACTGGTCAACTTTGTCTGCCTCTGCATCACCTGTTTGGGTAGAAGAAGTTTCTAATGCGGCGTTCTTTTGGACTTCGATACTGACTTTTGTGTTGTTGGCACCCTCTGTTTTTGCCTGCTGTAGTCGCTCCTTGGAAAGTCCAAGTGCTTCTGCAACCTGCTTGGCTGCCTCATAAGAGTCAATCTGATTACCATTGATTACGCTGGCTACGCGGATGTTCTCGACAAGATTACGAATCGTAGGGTTTGTCTTGATCTCCGGCAGTAGTTTTTCCGCTGCATCTAGTGCGGCGTTCTCAACGTAGTTCTTGTAACCTTCTACACGTAATTCTGCCTTTGTACTCTCACGCAGGTAAGTGGCATACTCTTCTGCGGTCATGTTAGTGACCTGACCTGTTTCTTGGTCTATCTCAGGAGTGGGCCCCTCGTATGGGCGTGGAGGTGGAGGGAGTGTAGTCTTCCAATCAACTTCCGCTTCGGGTTGAGTTTCTGTTTTTGAAGGTTCAGCCGGTTCTTCTTGCTTCTCAGGTTGCTGTTCCGTTGGCCGCTGTTCTGGTTGGGGAGTAGCTTCCGGTTGCTTTTGTTCCGGCTCCGATTGCTCGGGTTTTTGTGTTTGTTGTGTTTGTGTTTCCTCCGGCTCGGTTGTACTTTCCTGGCCTTCGGCTTTTGGTTCGCTCACGGGTGTTTGAGGTACCGGGCTGTGAGCATTTGCCTCGGCATCTATGACGTCAAATACGCCACCAATTTCATCTACGTCCGACATTTTGTCTCCATTAAGCTGTAAAAGCTTTACGTAAAGTTTTTATTTTTTTATGGCGAGATAAAAACCAATCCCGCACTTCGGGTTCGCGCAGCCGTGGTAAATTGCTTCACCGATCGTATCATTGGGGTCTGGCACAAACTTTTCGTGTTTGCAGTCCGTGTCATTGATGGGTTTTTGTTCGTCCATCTTGACAACCTCAAGACGATTTAGATAGCTGTCTACTACCGATCCATGAACATCATTAGAAACATTATCGCTTATTATGTAAGAATTGTCAAGTAAATTATCCATTAACGTTTCGCTCGTCAAGTTTGGCCCTAAGTTTACCCTCGCGTTCGGGAGCAGCAGCGACCTGTAATTCCTTCAATATACGCTTGTAAGCAAGCAGGTCTGACAGGGCGTTATTATAGCCCATAAGATCTTTACGATACTTTTCCGACGTAATATCCCGCGTTAGACGGGTAATGTGTTTGCTGTATAGCGCGACGAGCAGACGACCAAAGTCATCCTCTAGGCCGCCTCTAGCTACTAGGGTTTCCCGGAGCTGCTCCGCTAGGTCCGCTATTTCCTTGTCCAGTTGTGTTTCCATTTACCATTCCTATATCTGGGTTAGTTAGTTCCGCATTTCGTTTGCCCTGCTCCATGGCACTCGTCGCGAGACTCGAGTCATGTAGTGCAGAAGGCTGGAATCCAAGCTTTTCCTCAACCTGAGCTTGAATGTCTGGTGGTGCATCTTTGTATGAGAAGTTGATGTACTCTCGGGCATCTGCGCCTTGGTCAACAGGTATCTTAACGTTGCTGTCCAGTATGTACCGCTCAAAGTCTTTCTTAGAGTACAGTTGGGCAGTATCTTCGTTAATCTCGTGGAAGTTGTAGCGTGGTACGTCTGAAGGCTGTTTGAATAGTTGTGCCTGGGTCATAGCCAACTTTTGAGTCATAGCCAAGTCATTCAGGAACGCAGCGTGCATTTCGCGCTTTTCTTGCTTGCTTAGTGGAGTCATTGAGTCGTCGTCAATGTCCAGTTCCATCTCGCCTTGGTAGTCGCTTGGCATAACAATGTCAGGCACTTCGCGACCGTTAACTACTCGGCGCACCTCGGCTGGGTCGTCAGAAAATTGCTGTAAGTTTGAAAGCCAAATCCGGCCCAGAGTCTTCATGGACTGCTTGAAGTTGTCCCTGAAGAAACCGATCTTAGTAGTGGCTGCTTCGGTGATAGCCTTAACACCGTAAGCGGTACCCTGGGTCTTGTCGTTGGCGGAGTTAGGAACTCCAGAAGCATATTGAGAGAAAGTTGCGTTTTCAATTCCCTTTTCGAGAACGTTCATCACCATAGACAGTTGTTGTGGGTTTGGTTCAGGGAACTTGAACTGTTTTGGTGCTTCACCAGTAAAGGTGATTTCTCCACCCGGTTCAATGATGAAGTCGTTGGTTAATGTACCATCTTCGTACATAATCATAGACTCAATCGACAGGTTCCAGTTGTCTAGGTAGTGGTTGAATAGGTCGTTAGTAGCAGACTGCAAGGTACGGTTGTTCTCAAAGAGTGATTCGCCAAATACCGAGTAGCTCTTCTTGCGGCAGTAGAAAGGAATAACTGGGTACATATCGTGCCAGTACGGAATGGATGTGTCACGGATCTTAACCCATGGGCCATCAATCATATCTTCTGACTCACCTTCAGCGTAAACAGTGAGCTCAATGCCGTCTTTAGTCTTCTCAAAACACTGGTAGTAGGTAATCATGTCAACACTATCGTCGTTGAAGGTTTGGTCCTCTTCGTTGACAATGCGGTTTCGAGAAACGTTAAACAGCTCAAATTCAGTGTCGTTCTTGAAGCTAGTACGACATTTATCAAGGTTCTTGTAAATACCGGCCTTCTCCATTTCAACCTTTGGCTTGTAGCCACGGATGATTAGGTAAGGTGCTTGGTAAAAGCTTGGCCCGTCGGCAGGGAATACGTTATAGAAGTTAATGCCCTCAAACTCGTTATAGCCCGTCTTAGTGGTCTTTACAACGACGTTCTGGTTGTCCATGTTGCCGTTAGCGTCATAACGACGCGCACGGGCCTTCTTCTCTTTGAATACCCAGGGGGCGTAGGCATAGCCTGTACCCGCAACCACAGCATCTACAAGCGGGTCAAACACTTTGAGCTTCATTGGCTCTTCGTGCCCGCAGTTGTAGTCATAGTGTAGTTTGGCTTCTATGCGACGCTGGCGTTCGTTGACAACTTCTGGTACTTGGAATTGCCCTGAATTATCGTTTAATTCTAGCTCGTTTTTAATGGTGACATTAAACAAGGGAACAACATCAGACATACGCGCAATGAGATCCCATGCCTTACTGGCGAGAACTGGTACATAGACTTTTGACTTCCATGGAGAGATCTTCGTTGTGTTTTGTACTGCGTACATTATGTCGTAATACTTCTGAGCATCTTCAAAGAGACGCCTCATCTTATTACGGCGATTCTCGAACCGCTGTTGCCAAATTGCGGCCTTATCCGTATTGTCAGTCTGAGCCATTTATTTTCCTTTTTTGTGTTTGTCGATTTTGAGCTAGGGGAGTGTTGTAGCTATGACTCACATTATACCGAAAAAGTCAAGACTTGACAAGTTTATTGGTATAGGACATTTATGAGGTGTGAGTATACACCGATGTCTTTTATCCGGTCTTTGCCTATTTCTTTCGTAATGCTTGTTGCTTTTCTTACATTACCGTACTTATTCTCGGCTTCATAGTCTTCGTCAGCAGTCGTGTAAAGTCTAATGTGACACTTGTTCTTTTCGTCGTCCTTGCCGTACAGCGGAGACTCAAAGTCTGGCGTGCTGATAAGCACATGCCCGCCGGGGGCTAGTACCTTGTCAATTAGGCCGAGCAGACGTTGAGGGTCTTTCACATGCTCAATTACCTCAAAGCAGGTAATCATGTCAAACTTCTTCTTGAGCCCCCACAATTTTTCTAAATGTTCTTCTATCGTGCCCTGCAAGAAAGTGGCATCTACACCTAGCTTTTGTGCCCGTGACTTCGCAAGTGCGATGCCGTCCTTCGTGAGATCCACGCCAACAGTAGGTATTCCAAAATGTCTCGCAATAGTAATTGGGAAAGAACCTTCAAGCGTGCCAAGGTCCAGTAGATTCTTCGGCTGATATTCCTCAACCATGTCAAAGCCCCAACCAAACCGCGGGATAATCTCGTGAACGTTGTAAGAGTCTTCTTCTGTTGTTTCGACGAACTGGTGATTTTCATAGAATTCCTCGTAATCTTCTACCTTAAATTCTTTATCGCTGTTTTTGCCGATCATTGATTTTAACTCCGTTCCTATAGCCCTTTTTAGTGTACAGCCGGTTTTTCCGACTGAGTAGTTGCCTTAGCGAGGAGCGATTTAATTTCACTATCCCATGATAGGGCGACGTCTCTCCAGTCGCATCTGCTAACTGGCGTGCCAGTCTTGCCCTCTCGGAGAGCGTCAACGATCGCCTTAATAAACTGTTTTTGTTTGTACTCATCTATGTAGATCCTTTTGGTTCTTATTTTGTCTCCACACTGTACAGTTTCCTGCAAGGCGGCTACATTTGTGACAACTGGGTAACAGCCAGCTTCTTGGGCTTTTAAGGCAGTAATACAATGGATTTCTGCGAACTGTGTTGGGTAGGCCCAGACCTGAATTTCCTTCATAGCTTTAGCTAGTTCTTTGTGAGACACTCGACCGTGCACGGTAACGCCATGGTCTTTAAGGTCAGCGAACTTTTGTTCCATACGGTGAAAGAAGGCGTCCTGCCCTTCCATGGCTACCCATGATTCCCAGCCATAGTAAATGTCTAGTGTAGCATCAGGCACAATTGCTCGTATTGCGGGCCACATGTCAAGTAAGCACTCGAGGCCACGGTAGTACGCGCTGAAATAGCCAACGCTATTTGGTCGCTTAGTCGTCTTTGTCATTTGATTCTTCCTTCTCGTTGGTTATTAAAACGCCTGTCGTGAGTGCAGAGCCAGCCACAGATACAGCATTGGTGATCGCCTGCTTAATCACCAGTACGGGGTCAATAATGCCATGTTCTTTCAGGTCGATTAGTACCGGCTCATCGGTTGAACCGAGCACATCGTAACCTTTACCAAAGTCCTCTAGACCATCTAGCAACTTGCCGTAACGGAGTCCTGAATTGGTCATTAAGACTTTGAATGGGGCGTATAGTGCTTCTTTTAGTATCTTCGCCCCGTCAGTTGTAGCAGCACTCATCTTATTGGCTAGATGTACGTATGTCGTGCCACCGCCAGGGACAATGCCCTCTTTAAGAGCAGCTTCAGTGGCAGCAACAGCGTCGTCGATAAGATACTTACGCTCCTCTGCCTCCATCTCGGTATTACCACCGACACGAATTTGACCTACCTTAGCTCTCAATTTTGCAATACGCTTGTCTAGCTTGTCTTTGTCAAACTCACTTGTTAAGCGATCACGTTCCGCCGTCAGGTCTTTAATGTAGCTGTCAACTTTCTGACCACCCGTGAGTACAGTTTCGTGCTGAGAGACAACGAGTTTCTCAATCGTCCCAAGATCTTCTCGCTGGATTTTTTCAAAATCTTTAATGACGTTACCACCAGTAAACTTGGCTATGTCGTTCAGTAGCTTAGGACGTTGCTCACCGAATCCCGGTGCTTTCACGCACACAAGGTCAAACCCTTGCTCCTTCATCACAACCGCACGATCAAGTATGTCTGCCTTGATTTCGCCAGCAATAACTAACATTCCATCCTTACCTTCGTTGTATAGAGCCGTAGCTAGTGGGAAAATGTCCCTGAGAGATACGGACTTTTCTGTAATGAAGATAACTGGGTGTTTCAGTGTTGCGGTCATCGTCCGACTGTCTGTAGCCATTAGTGGACTTGCCATGCCTCGGTCAAACGTGTACCCTTCTACGATTTCGTATTCAGTTTCCGTCTTGTTACCAATATCTACTGCCACGAGGCCATCTTTGCCCAGCTCGTAAAACATTTTACCTACGGCTGCGCCAATGATAGGGTTTTCGGAAGATATGGTTGCAACCTCTATAGCATCTTTTTCTGTCTTAACTGGTTTGGCTAGGTGCTTGAGTTCCTCGAGCGTCGCCTCGGCTGCGTCTTCCAACTCTCGACGAATAATCATCGGGTTCTTGCCTTCTTTGACTAGCTTCATGCCCTCATCAATTAGATGATAAGCTAAAATCGTTGAGCTAGTTGTGCCGTCACCAACGTTGTCGTTCGTCTTGCTAGAAGATGACTTAATCATTTCCACACCCACTCTTACGCCTGGTTTATCTTTACTCTCAACTTCTATTGCTTTAGCGACCGTAACGCCGTCGTGGGTAACAATCGGCTCGCCATACGCCTCAATTACGGCGTTCTGGCCCTTGGGCCCGAGGGTGGTAGATACTGCATCATACAGCAGCTTTGCACCCTCAAGTATTTGTTCTTTTGCCTCTTCGGCTAGAATTATCTGTTTCTTCATTTGTCATTTCCCTTCTTAAATCCCATGTCAGACTTATTAAGCGATTCGAGATACTCCATAATTATTTCGCAGAGCTCTTTGACGCCAGTAGTGTCGGTCATGTTTTGAACTGTTTGAAGTCGTTTAATGTATGTGTCGATGTCAGTCATTGAACTGCTCCTTTAGAATACCGTTACCAATAACTCGGAATTTATCGTCAGCTAGTTTAGGATATAGATTTCGGTGGTACTGTGACTTTACAAAGTAAGTCACGTCTGGATAGTCTCGCATACGGTCTTGCTCGATAACATCGTGGATGTCGGCAATTTTAACCTTTGCGTTAATATGCTCTGTAAAGTCTGGTGCCCTCCAGGCGACGAATACATTAAACTTGTCTCGGCGGTCTAGTTCTCGCCATGGCAGGTAATGTGGCCCGTTCACGCCTTCATTGATTGGCTCGTTTACAGCACCATAAATTGTTACTTCCCAACCAAGGTTGGTGAGTTGTCGTGATAGGTAGACAACAGCTTCTTCGCTGCCGCCCATGCCTTTATCAAGCGTGTGTGGTCCCCACTCTTCATAGCCCTCGCCACAAAGAATAACAATGGAGTTGTCTGCCCACTCTTTAGGATCTGTGACGCGCTCACGGAGGCCGCGGAGACGAATGTCGTATCGCAAGTCATAGCAGAGAGCATCATACAGCCCCTTCTCACTTGTAAAGTATTTTCGGAATTTTGGCAGGAGAGTTAGGAAAGTCTCGGCGTCAGCTTCGTTAATGAACCCTTCTTCAAGATCCTGGCGAGCTTCGTTCTCTGGGCTTACTCGTCTTAACCACTTAAGTGCCTCATTGTAGTTCTTTTGCATAAACTCACACTGAGCAGCAATTAAGTAGGATCGTTCACGAGCCGTTGGGTCGTAAACCGACATGCCCTTGGGATCTTCTTTTGTATCAGCAGTACGTACCCATTCTAGAGCCTCTGACCAGTTCCCTTGTTCGGATTCCCACTGGGCTAATAGCCAATAGGCTTGTGGGTATTCGGGGATAAGGGCAGCAGCTTGGAGGGCATAATTGATGGCACCGGCTGGTTCTTGCATTAAGAAAGCACACTCACTCATACAACTCAGCGAACGGTATATGTCCTCGGATGAACCACTTTCTGAGTTAAACTTGTTCAAAACTTGTAGTGCTTCACCATACTCTCCGCGAGCGTGTAGCGAGGTACCTAGATACAGTTTGTACCGAGGGTCGTCAGACTTACTAACAGCCTCCAGCAGAATTTTATGGTTGCGCTCAAGGGATTCTTTAACGTGATCTTTTGCGGGTCTGTGGACAACTGGCACATTTACTCGATGAGCCTTAAATGGTAGGTCCGTTACGGGTGTTTCGTGAATCCACCCCTTCCATGTAAATGGGTGGCTGGTTCTCATTAAACGCTCTCGCCAGTGGAAGGCGATGCAGTTGCCGTCGTCATCCTGTGCGTAATTATATGGCAGGAGAATCTGATCGTATTGGCCTTGATCTGCTATTTCAACCAGTTTTGGTATTGCCTTGAATGGGAATACGTCATCTGAGTCTAGCCAGAACCAATAGTCAGTAAGCACCTTTTCTTGAATGTAGTTTCTGGCATCATCGAAACGGTTATTCCAAGGCCGACGCCACCACGTAACCTTTTTATCCGTTATAGTAGAGCCTAGTTCTTCCCAAGCTTTTTCATCGGAAACTGCAATTTCTATTTTGTCAAAATAAGGGAGTGCGTCGGTGACTAATTTGGTCACCTCTTTTACTTCATCCTTGACAATCATACATAGGGTAACGGTACTCTTCATCTATTCATCTCTCTTTTTACGTGCTTCGCTAATATAGCGATTGACAATTTTTAGTGATCGGTGATACTTCTTCAGGTCACCGTTAGCCTTACCGAGTCTCCACTCTTTTTCCAACTCAGGTACGTTCTCATCTAGAACAAAGACAAGCACCTCTCGCTTGTAGTCATTTGGATCTTGTTGTGATGTAACAATCTTGTACCCGGAATAGTGGAGATATGCCGCGTAAGGTGTATCACTGGTCTTATAGGGCTCAGGAACTCTAGTTCCAGGCTCGGCCTGTGTCGGGGTCATAGTCTCTTTTCCTTTTCTCTCGCTTAACGGGTTTCGCCTTATCAAGTGCAAGATAGCGAAGCGCGTCCATGGCGTGATTATGTTTGTCTTCTGGGACGTTTGTAATTTCACCATTCGAGTCCCTTAAGAACGAGTAACTCTCGAACTCGCGAATGATGTTCTTGCATGACGAACGTATAAATATCTTGGGCTTGCCGGTGGCGTCCCTCACAGGGAATAAAGCCCGTAGCTCTTGTATGCCGTTAGCTATAGAGTCTGCACCCTTTTTACCTCCGGTAATGCGGAATTTGCGTTTGCGTAATGATTCTAGTTCAAAGCGTGCGGCCCCGTCACCAATAATTCTAGTAAAGTGGTCATCGCCCATCTTGTCACGCAGTACATACACGAGCTGGTCTAGGTGGAGGTCTGTCTTGTAAATCTCATCATATACCCACCACGTACCCTCATAGTCAATAAACACGAAACAGGCAGCGGTTGGGTCGGTCATTCCGAAGTCAATAGCAAGATTCCACGTTCCCTGTTCTGGCCTCTGTTCATCAAAGTCTCGGTCTAGCAGTACGTGAGTGTCGCGTGAGAAACCACCATATACAAGTTGGCTTGGGTTGCTGAACTCTGCCAGCCACTCTTGATTGAATTGATCGAGTTTGCCCTCTTTCTCGTACTCTTTGCGGGTCTGCTCAAACTCTTCGGCTGGGAAGAATTGGTTGTCTTTAGCGGTAGCATGAGAGAAGAAGTACATCTCTGGATCGCTCCTGGCGTTCATAACTAAGTCATAAAAGTGATTCTGCACACCATTAGGCGTAGAAATAAATACGGCCCATCCGTTTTTGTCGGATAGAGCCGGTCGTAGAATAGTGTCAAACATGTATTTGCCGTCGCTCATAAAGGCGTACTCGTCAAGCACAACACCGCACAAACCTACCCCTCGCAAGCTATCTGGATTGTCGGCACCTTTAAGTTCGATACGAGATGGGGGCAGGTTGGGGTCATGGCTAACAGTAATTACCCCTTCTTGCGTTGGGATCTGCACGCCAGTCAAGTGGTCAAAAGTAATGGACAATTCCTGCTCGTTAAACGTCATAAAGTCGCCCTTATACGTTTTGCAGATGTCTCGCCAATAAATAGACTTGGCCTGCTTATAGGTAGGGGCAACAATGAAGTATGTCCCCTGCCGTAGCATGGCCTCTAGCACTACTTTTTCCCAAACAGCAACAGACTTCCCTGTTCGACGGCCCCAGTTGAGGACCTTATACCGATGCGGGTCTGCTAAGAATTCAGCTTGTTTTGGATGGGGGTTTGGGAGTAGTAATGCCATTTTTCATTTTGCATTTTTGTTTGTTGTCTTACGGAGGCCGTTTTACTTTCTGGGAGTGAAGAAACAGACGGCCAAAAGAACCACCACAAAGTTTAGCCTAGCACACTTTTGGCAAAATGTCAAGGACGTTTTTCCGTCTGTGCGTTCTTTCAGCGTGACAGTTGGCACAAACAACTTGACACTTTTTTATCTCACGTTTTACACGAGATAGGCTTGTGTATTCCGAAGAGGTCGATAAATTAAACGATTTGTCTCTAAGATGGTCGAACTGCATTATGTGGGGTGGGTACGAGACACCGCAATCAGAACATGGGCGTTTGGCCTTATACCCTTTTATATAATCTGAACACAATCTTCTCACCAATACTTGTCTTCGTGTTAAGGGCACGGGAACCTACTATCGCAATTTTTGGACTTTTGCCCTGAAGGCTGGGTCGTTAGCCATGCGTTCAATAAACACAAGCATATTTTCGCTTACGTTGATCGTATACATAGTTCCATGTAGAGGGTGTTGAAACTGTGGATAATTATGAATTTTAGCCCGCTCAATCCGGCCGTTCGGGGACGACTGACGTAGCTTACTTGGTTTTCTTTTTGACATATCGTTCTTTCTTATTCCTTAAAAACTGCCTGTAGGTGAATCCTCGTCCCTGCCGCCTTTCCAATCGTGGCCTCACCAGGTTTCCCCAGATTGACCCGTAAAGGTCCAGCAAACAAGTGACAATTTAGACACATCACCAACCCCTCCGCACTATACTGATTCGAACAGTTACAACCTAATGTAATTGGTTTTATTACCGAAAGATAGTAGGGGCAGCACCTCTCGACAGTCTTGCAACCCTTACCCCCAACCTTTGATTATTCCGAGGAGAGTAAGCAGGCTTTCGCCGTGTCTCGATGGCCTTAGCCGTGCGTAGCAACTTATTAGGCGACTACAGACAGATTTTAAGGAACATGGTATGGGCTTAAAGTGTAACTCGCATAACATAAGCTATACGGGGAGTTTCGTTACCGTCCGAAGCCCATATTGGTGGAGAGGATACCCTCTTGTTTCATTTTTGACGGATTTATTAACTCTAACACCTATGCTATCAAGCTAAAGCTTCGTTGTCAACAAAAAAGCTATAAAGTTTTCCACATGGCTCCGGGTGAAGGTTCTGCCCCCTCGTCTGTAGTTTACAAAACTGCTGCTCTGCTAATTGAGCTAACCCGGCGGAAGTAAAACCCCCGACGCACAGGAGGCTATGTCCGGACGGGGGCAGGAGAAAGACCGCGATGGGTCGATACATCGTGGCCTAAACATTATAC